TCAGCAGTTGATTTAATACCTGAAATGCAATGGGCAAAAGACAAAATAAAATGTGATGCAGATATTCGCTCAATCTGTTCTGCTGGATTTGCAGAGGCGTTCTTTCAGAATAACCGCTAACTATCTTATATGGATGAGTTTTACATCTTATATCTATTGAAACGGTATGTAAGGGCTGAAAATGAGTAAGACAATAACAGCATAGTTTTACTATCAATAACAAGAGATAATTAACTTAAATCAAACAAATACCAACATGACACCACAACAGATTTCAGAGCTATTCGATAAGAATGCAATGCTTGTGCATACATCTAAGGAAACACTCGACAAAGACACATTCCTTCGCCTTGTTGAAGAGATTGAAAAAGATGCGATAGTAGCATTTTCAGATTGGTATAATCATGAATACCATTATAAGGATATGATTGTATTAGAAAACATTCAAGATTACCTAATAGAAACTAAAAACAAGTGAGATATGAAAACAATAGACTGGAACAGATTACGTGATAAATTCACGGATGATTATAAAGATGGATTCTTACAAATAACCAAAACAGGCATATTCGACTGGTTTGAACGTGAACTTAATCAACTCGAATCCGAATCCCCCCGACCTGTGGAGGATGGGAATGATGTAAGTAAACAGTTAGTTGACTTTATTAAATGGGTCGGAGATGGACACGACTTTGAAAAAAACGCCGAAAGGATTGTAAATCAATATATATCCGAACACATGGATGTATCAGAGGGGAAGAAAGAAGAACGGAAATCGAAAATAGAAGTAAAAGCATCAGGAGTTAAACTAAATCGAAATCAGTATAAGGAATTGGTTAGTACTCTTGAAAATATACAGAAAGAATTAAAATATCACTTAGAAGTTCATGTAAATGGATTCGTGATTGACTATCGAGAGCTACACGAACCAATTCAAGACAGACTTGAGAAATTTGATAGATACCTTGCGGATACTATACCTAAATCTAAGTTGAATCAGCAACCCAATCAGGAGGCGAGTGCTGAAAAGATACTTCAAAATAGAGCCTCACTATCTGATTACGAAATGCACGCAAATCCTAATGAAAAATTAGTTACCGTACCTGAATGCTTAGAAGCTATGCACGAGTTCGCATCACTCCGAGAGGTGAAGATGCCTGATAGGGGTGAGTACATTACATTTTTAAATAGTTTAAATTTAGGTAAAGCGACTAAAGAGAAAGCCATATTCGGCTTCGACTACTACGAATCAGAACTAAAACGTTTAAATAACTTAAAATAAACATCATGAGAAAAATAAGATTAATTGCATCATTATCAATTTTGATTACCATTATCCTATTCCTTGGATTCTCATTCTTTTGGATGTCATTCAATCCGAATACGTGGAGTGAAGTAACGAGAGGAATGTTTATCTTTTTAGACTTCGTTTGCATTGGACTTATTGCACTTGGTATTTTAGCGGATTAACAATTTGAAATGATGAAAACTATTTTAACTATTATTGTCTTATCAATTGTATCGATTGGTATTTTATTTTGCGCATTCTCTTTCTATTGGCTTACTTTTAACTTTGCGCTATGGGATCAAGAAGCGAGAGGTATGTTTGCAATATTAGCACTCGGAGCAATGGCATTAACAATTATACTAGTATTAGCAATAAACGACCTTAATAAACAGAAATGATGCAATCAAAACGCTACTCACTTATTGAGGCTGTAAGTAATACTATTGTAGGCTTTTTAGTTTCAATCCTTGTACAACTTATAGTTTATCCCGTTATGGATATACCTGTTAGCTTATCGCAAAATATCGTGATTACTTTTATATTCACAGTAGTTTCAATACTAAGGGGCTACGCTTTACGCAGATTTTTTAACTTAATACGGAAATGATGCCTGATATATCAATGTGTAAACAACACCTATGCGAAGTCAAAGATACTTGCATTAGGTACAAATCAAAGCCAAGTGAATATCAATACTATCAAGATTTCCCGAAAGTGGGATGTAACTTTTATAAACCTATGAAATGAAAAAACTATTTAAAAGATTTAGCTTTTACGCAATAAGTAAATATTACTTTACCGTAATTCCTACAATTGAGATTTACTTTGAGCAAGTCGAATCGGGTTCGTGGTATTTCGATTTTGATTTCGTTGTGTTCTTTTGGAGTTGTGGATTTCATATTAACCCTAAAGTATAACATCATGACCACCCCCGATAAATGCCCGATGTGCGGAAGCTCAGGTAAGTTTACTGGTAATATTTGCCGAGTATGCAATACGGATAGGACAAAGATCAAAAGAAAAAAGCCCCTATTTGGGGCTTAGCTCTGTAATAGTATTCCGAAAGATCGTTCAGACAGTTCGATACTCATTGAATAGTATCTGTTATACTTGGCACGTATTGACCTGTCAGAAAACATAAGATCGTCAAGCGTCTTAATTCCATGTAATACCGTTGCATGGTCAAGTCCGAAAGGTCGCCCGATCTGTTCTAAAGATAAATACGGATGATTAGTTTTACCAATCTTAAAGCACATATAACGGGTTATTGGTAAGTTTCCTTTTCTTGAAAGGTCGGAAGGGTCAAGCCCCTCCGCCTCGAATACCATTGTAATCATGTCGTGATATTTCATACCCGTTCCTGTTTAAATCCTATTTCTAAATACTTTAGGATTAGTTTAGCCTTAGACGTTTTTACGCCTTTCTCTCTTAGTTCATCAACTTCTTCGTACAATGCACGGTTAAGTTCTCTTGGGATGTCAATATTAATTTTCATTTCACATAAGGTATTAAGTTAAACTCATCATAACATTCGGCACAGATATTAACGTGCTGCTTTCCGTCTTCCATGCACTCAGCCTCGACAGATGTCGGGAAGTAGTGATGGCCACAGTATCGGCATAGTATTGCTTTCATAAGTTATTTATTTCAAACCACTTCTTAGCAGTTTCATAAGCGAATAGTCTAAGATTCGATTTTAAGCTGTTATCATTTGGAAACTCATTAATATTATTCCAAAAGTCAGCATCCCATTCGGTAATTTTGCGAACATAGCATCCCATTTTTACATATTTCTCTCCACTTTCTGAAATAAATGGAATTACAACATATTTGTAAAGCCCTGTAAAAACGTGAGCTATTTTTATTTTTATACCGGACAAGTTAGCACCGGACAAGTTAGCACCGGACAAGTCAGCACTGGACAAGTCAGCACGGGACAAGTAAGCACCGGACAAGTCAGCATAGGACAAGTCAGCACTGGACAAGTCAGCACGGGACAAGTCAGCACCGGACAAGTTAGCATAGGACAAGTTAGCACGGGACAAGTAAGCACCGGACAAGTTAGCATAGGACAAGTTAGCATAGGACAAGTCAGCACGGTACAAGTCAGCATAGGACAAGTCAGCACTGGACAAGTCAGCACTGGACAAGTCAGCACCGGACAAGTTAGCACCGGACAAGTTAGCACCGGATTTAACTGCTTCAATTACCGTATCTTTAACGGTGTTGTTTTCTTTTTCGTATTCAAAAAGAATACTTCCAATTCTCGATTTAATCTGAATTTTAATCATAGTTTTAATTATTAAGTTTTACTTCATTCTCCAATTCCATAAGTTGAGCAGTCGAGCAGATTAGCCCGTTAAGGTCGATAGTTACCATTTCAATCGTTACTTCGCTATCGCATCCCCTCGGCTCATTGATTCCGTCACCGTAATACTCATCACGGATATGCGCGTAAAATTCGATTTCAATACATTCGTTACCAGTGTCGGCATCAATAGTATTGTGACCTTCTTCTACTTCATACTTTTGCATCTTGTCAAAGATCGCTTTCTTTAAGGCTTTGAACTGTTTGTCTGGCATTGTTTGCATTTGATTGGGTTTTAAGCCCCGTGAGGGGCGGTTATGATTATTTTAATATTATGCCTATTGGATTGACTTCCTGTATTCGGCTAATTGTTATGTTTAAATCTTTATTTAGTGCAGTATAAGTGTTGTAATATTCACTATGTTGATTTACAACTACTGTATTCTTATTTATTTTCTTAACGATACCTGAAACGCATCCGTATTTGTAAGAACCTGTAATAAAATCGCCTATTTTTAAATCTGTTGCTTTCATTTTGTTTGTGTTTGGTCTGATAAAAGTAATACATTCTTTTGTATAAAAATATAATTATACAAACTATTTTACTATCCGATGCTAATTTATACTGATTATAAACAAGAAACTCCCTCAATCATCGCGACTAAGGGAGTTCAAACCAAAATAATACCCAAACCAAATTACTAACTATGAAAAAACCAAATCAGGGAGCCGTCAGGATTCGAACCCGATACTTATCCCTGCTATCATTGTTCAGGCTAATTCCTGATAATAGCATGAACGACTCAAATAAAAACCTTACGCAATTTAAAACCAATAAATAACAAAAGCAATAGTATTGTAATAATTCCTATCCAGCCTGTAACTTTCCAGAACTTCGGGGTATATGGCACATTTACGGTATGTTTCTCATTATTATACTTAGATTGCCAAAATTCAGCGTTTTTAAGTGCATTTGAGAGAGTTATTATCAGAGTTGTATCTTTATCCGCTAAAGTTAAAGATATGTTATTATTGCTTATCCATGCGCGCGCTGTTGCAAGATTACTCTCAGCAGTTACAGGTCGGAAACTGACAAGTCCGTTTTTGACATAAACCGTATCTTTTACCGTTACAATTTTAGCCGGTAAGGTTACGAATATAGTAGTATCTCGGTAAGTGATTTTTTCCCGAATCGAATCTTTTACTATCGTGATAGTTTGCGGTGGATAACGTAGATTACATTTTTTCTGTGTAACACATGATGTTAACACTAATAGTGCAATAAGTAAGTATTTCATATTAATCAACTATTTGAAAATGTGGCAAATCCCATTCAATTACTGCAATCTTATGCTTCATTCTACCCTCTTTATATAATCTTTCAGCTTGTTGTAAAACAAACTTTCTAAACTCCTTAAAACGTGTTAAATTATTCCAATCAATCGGATAAGGTGCTAAATCCACAGCTTTTGAAGGTCTTTGATTATGCTTTGAGTTCGGCCACTTTACTTTACTATGTCCATCTTCAAAAGCCTTATTCTGATCTTTTTCGTTTCTGAATCCGCAAAGCACCGTAAAGTCAGTAATCATAATCATTTCATTGCATAGGACTTGTAGGTCTGCATGGCATTCTAATAATTTCCGTTTCGATGATGGGCTAAAGTGTGGCATAATTCATTGTTTTAAAGGTGCGAAGCCCTGTCTATTCTCTTCCGACACCTTATTTCTTTGCGTCTATTTTGGATTCAATCCTATCGAGTGGCATATCTTACTGTATTTCGTGAATATATGGCGGGTTACTTTCATCATTCCAATATACCGAATCATATGGCATCCCATTTGCACCCCTTGAATATTGATTTATAGGCTCCATTATATATGTTTTATTCTTACCTAAAATTCCGGTTCCGTAAAGAATAGTGATAATTGTAAATGAAATGCCAATGAACCATTTAAGATTAGTATTCGCTTTGTCTAATGTTTTTCTTTCGGCTTCGATTCCTACCATGAAATCATTGATACCGTGTATTGCCGTCTTTAAATCGCTTGTTTGATTCTTTAACTCCTCAGTGCTTACCCTCAACTCTGTTACTGTTGTAATTAGTCCTTTTTGCCCATTATCGTATAAAGCATGGTTAATATGTTTAACCGATTCGGAAAGTTTTACAATGTTTTCCATTTGATCGCAAATGTGAGTAGAGGCTTTAGCTGTCATTGTGAGAGAGTTATAAGGTTCATAAATTATTCAGCTTTCAAGAGCTGATCTTTTGAGTTTGTAAACAGGTTCTTAACAAGGTAACTAAGCAATGCAATAGCAGATGCAATAGCTAACTTTTTCCAGTCTATTTCAGGCGATTGTAGTTCTGTTAAGAATGTTAATACACCTGTAATAATAGCAAGTATAAGACCTTTAAAGAAGTCGTTTAGATGCAGTTTGAATAGTTTTGATTTCATTGTTTTATATTTAATTATTGTGTATCCGAGTTGAGATGAAACTAATTAGACTATTTATATTCTATGAACTGTTTCGCTTCTTCGATTGATACAATATCAATATTTTGAGAATTTATATAATCAATTATTTCATCAATAGCATCTTCCAGTATTTGTCCCCATCCATGCCAAAATATAACTGCCATTCTATTATCAAGACATAAATCAACTTGATTTTTTACATTTTGAATTTGTGTGGCATTATCCACTTGATCGACAAGATAAGGCTCGTCTAAATCAAGTGCTATTGAATTAATTCTATACAGATCAATTATCTCTGGATTTGTTGTGTAAACTGACCCTCCCCCTGCCGTTGGAGTACCCCAAGCAAACATAGTATCAAATCCTAATTTATGGGTGTAATAAGCCATCTGTGGCCCTTGACCGCTATGTCTATTTGCCACGTAATTATCGCAGGGCAAACCATACGATAACTGAGTTGCCTTTGCTGTAATTAATTCAGATTCTAATGTAGCTTCTCCATCATTATAATCAACATCATAATTATTATGACATGCAATGACAACACCTTCAGAATGCATTGATTGAAGCTGTGGCCAAGAGGCTAATGTAGATGTTAAGGTTTCTACATAAGTGCCGACCTGTGCAGCATGAATGCCACAGACAAACGATGATACATTTTTACTCTTTAAGAAAGGCCACCATTTTGTATATGAGTCTTCATATCCGTCATCTATCCTTAATACTACCATTGGTTTAGTTGTTTTCAAATAACCCAACTGAACGTAATTATTGACATCAAAATCAATAGCTCCTGATGTTTTAATTGCTGCGAAAATATCTTTGGTGTAGGTTAATATTTTTTGGTGTTCTAATCCTTTGTGGTCAGTAGTATAAAGTATTACTTCTGTTAAGAATTTCCTATCCCATCTCTCGACTGAATTATCGGTAAATTTAACAGCTAATCTACCTTTATAATCGGGTTTAAGCCAAGATAGTAAAGTCCTCTGATTTAATTCTGTAACATGAAAATCTTTAACATTTGAAGCGTCATAATAACCAAGTCTTGCGGCATCTTCCCAAATGGTTGCATTTGACCTATCAAAAAAAGCATTTGTAAATCTTATTTTTGAATCATTAATTGCGTTTACTGTCTTTGAATTAGATGAATGTTCATCAACCAATCTATATTGAGTTAAAATTCCACCAACTGCCGTAAAGTCAATAGGTATTAATGACCCATCATATTTATAACCGACATATCTTTTAATTTCTGTTGAATCAATTTCATTTATCTGATATTCATTAAAACCATAATCAAGCAAATAATTATTGATGCTTGTATAATATTTATGAGTTTCAACTAATCCAACAGATCTATTCAAATGCAAAATATTTTCAGATATATCAACTCCTGAAAGTATATGCGGATAGTGCATTTGCAAATCAGTAACATAAGTTTCATCAATACAATTAGCTAATGTCTTTAACGCATTAAACTTTTTGAAATTTGATACTACTGAATAATTACACGTGAATGTAAAGTTACCGGCATTATTATTTGTGTTAAAAACAAACAAGGATAAGTCAGCAGTCTGCGTATGTATTTGCGTTCCGTTAGGTTCGTAGGTAGTAATTACGCAATTTTTTGCAGCGTAATCAAATCTCACTAGAACATGAACATATTCATACACCTTATAAAGATTGGCAGTCGTTGTAAGATTATTATTTTTAGTTGTTACCCCATCTGAGCATCTTACTGATAAGGATGTAAAGTTCCAAAAGAATTTAAAAATTCTTCCAGAAGTACCACAATTAAATATTTCCCTTGCAGTATCTCCTGGGATGTCAGCTACTTGTTTAAATCTAAAATATATTGTATGATTATTACCATCATAAATATGTTCTTGGACTCTTGTCTTATCCCCATATATTGTTTTTACATTATCTCCATAAAATTCTGATAGTAATATAGTAGCCTTAGCTTCACCACTTACAGAATCAATCAAAGAACTACCTGACCTAATAGATAAATCTTCAAGTAAATCACTCTTAAATGGTATAGTCCCGTTACGACTGCCCGATCTTCCAAACCTACTATGTAAACTTCTTATTGGCATGGTGTTATTGTTTTGTAATCACATGATCACACATAGTATATTGACGTACTTTCTTATCGGCTGTATAAGCTCCGATATAACCACCGTCTGGAGCGTAAACATAGTCACCTTTATCGAATACAAATCCAGTGTAATTGTTAGCAGTCATAAAGTTAACCGCCTCGCCTAACTGATTAGCGCCTGTCATGACTGTGAACGTACAACCGTCTTCCATTACTTCTAGTAGATGGCATTTTTGATCTGTTACAGCTCCGGCATTCTTTATAATTCCGCCGTCTTCACCACCTAAGTAAAGACTAAGATAATCGAATTGATTAAGTGTTTTCATTGTTATAAGTATAAAATTGTTTTCTTTCTACATTCAAGTGAGCCGATAGGATTCGATAAAGACATTGGAAAATTAGAAATGTTTGCAATAACAAACCTTTGGCAATCTTCCCAATAAGTAAATGCTGTTTTCTTTACAGCGTTTTGTCTATTCTTAACTATGCCTAAATCAGCATGGCGCGAATCATCTAAGTTCTTTTCTACAAGACCTGAGAAAGTATCAAACTCATTCGATACACCAATATGACGGGCGTATAAGAAGTAAGCAAGTACGTATTTAAGTCCTGAGTAAATATAAGTCCTTCCGTTATATGTGTAAGTACCACCGTCTAAAAGTTTAGCATTCCATTCACTAGCGGGATTCTGAACCATATCTTGAAAGAAGTCAAAACCCATTAAAGGTTGCAAATCATCAATCTGCACCTCTTCAGCTAACTTCGAGAAGTCAGTAACCCTGTTCTTTGATATCGGCTTAATTGCCTGTTGTTCTGATATTGTCCAAAGGATGTCCATTATTCAAAAGTTAAAGGGGTTATACTCCAATCAGCATTGCGATACTTTTCATCTGCCCAATTCTTAAACAGTTCACTAAAGGCGTTTTGAATTACATCTCTCTTTTGTAAAGTCTGTGAGTTGTAAATCTTAGCAGCTTGGTTAAGTGCTTCGCCTGAAGTAGTACCCAACTTACTATCCTCGTATGCGATAAGTATTTGAGGGATAGCATCAAATGCCATTCTTATGTTATTCTGTGTAGAAGTTTCGTAAGATTCGAATATCTTGTCGTTAATATTCTGTTCAATCTTTTCAATCTTTATAGATTCATTCTCAATAAGTTTACCGTCGGGGCCAAACTTACCTTCCAAAACCATTACAGATACATCGTGATCGCCTCCCATCATCTTCTTAGCAGCCTCGGTAAATTCGTCGGCTTCTTTAGTGCTTTCAAACTCGGTATGATGTATAATATATTTAAGAAAGAACCCCCTTCGAAGTTCGCCATTCTTAAACTTACCGATTTGGCTCTCAGTATCAGCATCCCACGATACAGGATCAATAGGACTTACAGGATAAATATACTCATCATCAATGAAGTTGAAATACATTTGTCCTTTATACTTAGTGATAGCCTCGGTTTCTGTAATCTTATTAACCTTAGCGATCTTAGCTATCTGTGATTTAATAACGTCTTGACGTGGATTGAATATATCCACTACTTTAAAATCTTTTTTCTCAGTCTTTTGATTGCGGTACTTATCCCAATTGTTATAAACAACTATCTTACCTGCGTAGTCCTGAGAATCCAACATGCCGAATCGGCAATACTTAAATGATTCATGCTTTAATCCGGCTACATTAAAGTTACCATCATATTGAACACGTGTATAAAAGCCATTAAACTTGCTGAATGAGTTAGCAATCTGACAAAGTAACTTATAAGCCGTTACTGGTTTGTTGTATTCGTCACGACCTACTTCAATAGTATTTAGCTCAGGATTAGTAAATCCTTTTCCGATAAGGAAACGAGCAAGCATTTTCTGAGCTGACTTAGCAGTGATTGAACTTGAGATAATACGTTCCATCCGTGTTGGATAGTTGTTATCGTCTCCATACTTTGTTATCCCGTCAGTCTTAACCGATTTAATCGAAAAAGCTGGCGGTAATTCGCCTAGCGTTATTTTTCTGCCCATCGGTTATTTTTTAGGTCTTCTTTTTATTACTGGCTTAACTTCTGAAACCTCTACTTCGATAGGTTCCTTAACAGGTTCTTTAATGTCTTCTTTAGGTTCGATAACCTCTTTAACTTTCTCCACAGGTGGATTTATAAACTGATTACGAAAGCGTGGAAACTCTTCACATATTGTTTCAACATCGCTATCGGTCAGGTTAGCCTGTGAAAATATACCGTAAGGTGTATGAATTAGAGTACCTTCGACTTTGAATTTATATTTTGTTTTTACAGATGCCATGATCTTATTTTTTTCGATTTGTTTAAATCCTTCTTTTTGTAGTCTTTGGAAGTATAACGGGTGTTTTGTTTCGCAGGTACTACAAGCCTCATCATTTAGAAAAATCTTAGAATATAATCCTAGAAGTTCCATGAGTAATCGGGGAGTTTTCATTATCTCCCCGATTTCATGTTTGAATAGTTCTTCTAACCTATCCCGCATAACATTAAGTTAATAATGCTTCGAGAGCCGCCTTTGTATTAGCGTAATCGGTATTGTGGAAGATATAACGTGAGTAAACTTCTCCCTCTCCGTCACGTGTTCCAAACTCGTAAGTAGGAATACCGTAATTGTCGTTGTAACGACCGGAAGCGGATTTCTTATGTAACCCTGCATTGAATCCAAGGATTACAAATTTACCCTCTGTTTTAGGTGCTTTAATCTCGACAACAGCCACAAAATCATCCATCTCATCGAGTGCTTTAATAGCAGCCGCACTTCTTTCGTATGGCTGGAATGAAAACATATGAGTGAATAAGTCTGGGATATTGTCAGCACTTACCAAATCGAACCCTGCATTAGCTTCTTTCTTAACCGCAGTAACCTTGTAAGCAACCTCAGCACCTGCCAGCGCAATAGCTGAAACAAGGTTTGCCGAGGCTCCTATTGTAAAAGTTGCTGAAAGGCGGTCAAAAATATAAGCTGTTAATTCAAGTCCTGCACTTGGTACGTCTGTACAAGTGTTGGTAATTGCTCTAGCTACTTTTGCTGCACATCCCATAATATTAGTTTTTATCGAAAAGTAAGTAATACCTAAGCTTTGTGTTCTGAGTGCTATCAATGGCAGTAATAGTAACCTTTAAATAATTCTCATACACACTCGAAATTAATTTAGTTCCGGTCTTATGTCCACTCGCAGTAGTTGAAAGCACGCTAACAGTATCCCCAACTGAACTATACCAATCGCTATTATTTGCCGATCTCATTATGATCGCACGAACTTTAGGTAAGTCGGCAGCTACTGAAGCAGTATCAATCTGAACAGTTAACCGGGCGTTTTCGAGAAAATCAGTAATGTAGAATGTTGATACAACATACTCGTTTTTATTCAAGTCGGCTGCTTTAACATAACCATAAACTTGATCTTTGTCAATTGTTCTAAGAGGGTTTGTAACACTCTGAGCCTGGAGGGCGCTAGTTACTATAACTAGCATCCCTAATATTAACATCAGTTTTCTCATATTAGTAAGCAACTGCGATTTGAGTTTCTTCCAAAAGTTTAGCATCAAGATACCAAGCTGTATCGAAATAATGGCTCAAAGTTACTTTGTCATAGAAAGCATCAAAGTTACCGAATGAACCTTCGTCAGCAGTTCCAATAGGAATATTGGTAGTCGCGGTTAATACAGCTCTGTGAGGCAAGTTGTAAGTTACTGCGTTGTCCTCATAAGTTCTGATATTACGATCCCAATCGTTACGAACAACAATAGGAATACCTCTGTAAGTATCCATTGCAGCGCCTTGTTCGGCAGTCTGAAGTTGGAATACTAATGATTTATCTTCAAGGAATGCTTTCCAGTTCATGTATAATGAACGGCTGATCTGGAATTTCAAATCTCCTTTATCGAATGCCTCAGCAGGTAGCGCTTCGTAAAGACCTCTTAGAGTGTCTAATCCGGTTGTTGAAGCCAAAGCCAACTGAGCTGCGTAAGTTGCGCCTGCGTTCTCAGCGATCTCGATTTTCTGAGCTGCTGGAATTGTACCGGCTGTAACGGCTGCAAAGATTTGTTTCCAAAGACCGTTAATAGTATTGAAATAAGTCTTGTCAGTACCTGCAGTTAATACACCACCATTTGCGATAACGTCAGCTGTTTTGTCATTGAACCAAGCGATACGGTTAATGTTGTTCACCATAGCTGCAACAAGTCTATCGGAAAGGAAAGCCATAAGAGCTGAATCCATATTTTCCCAAGTTGTCAGAGCTTCTTTTGAACGTGGCCACATTTTGAAAAGCTGATCAATATCTGCCTGACAATGAATGAGCCTATCTTGTGAAAGATAAGGGTCCCAATATTTCTGTGATGCAACGATAGTACCTGCGTTTGAATTAGGGGTACAACCGTTTGCCACTTTACCCATAAGGCCAAACTGACCGAAAATAGGTATTTGTTTTTTCATCTGTATTCCGGTAGCTACAAAGTGACCATCAGATAAAGCAGGGTTGCTATATACCTGAGAGAAAATTGCTTCGCTAGCGGAACGTGCTTCCTCTGGATTGAGAGTTAAAGCTGCTAAATTAAGTTTACTTGCCATTTCTTTTTTTGTTTTTTAATTTTTAACGAATACTTTTTCAAACCGATTGACGGGTTTGTCGTCTTTGTCATCTACTGACTTTGAGAAACTTTCGACATCAGTTTTGATCTGAGCTTTGAAAGTCACAATTTCCTTTTGCAAGGTGTTGAACTTAGCCTCTGAATCAGTTTTGATAGCTAAAGCCTGAGCCTGAGCATCTGCCAACTGTTGTTTAAGCGTTTCATTTTCTGCTTTGAGTGCTTCCATTTCGCCACCTTCGTCACCTACAGGAACGATAGCAGTGATAGCACCTGCAACAAAGGTTAAGACAGTACCGTCAGGCATAACATAATCGCCTTCAGGAGATGACCCGTCTTCAAGTTTTGCAGTCATACCGACTGCGATCTCTGAAACATCTTGAATCTGTTCAGCGAAGTCGAGCATTGAACCGTCACCTGTGGTAACGACTAAATTTTTAGCTTTGCTGAAAAGGTTCTTGATCTTAGAAAAGAAGCCTTCAAACTTCTTGTCCATTTCTAAACCGATTTCCTCTTTTGTCATTTTTAAATTGTTTTTATTAGAATTATATAAAGCTACTGCCTGAAGGGTTTGTATTACTTCCGTTGCAAAGCCGTAGTTTTTCGATTGCTCACTTGTCAGAGTAGTTTCTTTAGCCATTAACTCACGAATTAAATCTAGGTTAATGCCTGTTTTCTGAGTGTAGAAGTTAGCGAGTATGTTTTCAATTTCTCTTAATCCGTCTGCATTGCGTTGTAACTCATCGGCAGTACCCTCTGATTTAGTCCAAGGGTTATGAATGATGAACTCTGAGCCTGCTTGCATAATACGTTTTGACCCTGCTAAGTAGATAACAGTAGCTATACTTGCTACCATACCCTCGCCAATTGTTTCTATTGTCTTTCCTGAACGAACTAAAGCATCGTGAATAGCAAACCCCTCATCAACATCGCCACCCTCAGAACGTATATGCACCTTTAACAGCTCGGCATCTTTAGCCATGTGCATCTGTTCGACAACTTCTTTAAGACCTACACGCCCGAACTTGTTAGTCGACTTGCTGTCCTGTGCAGAAATTACCCCGTAAATATATATATGAGCCTCGGTCATTGCCTTATTTTTATTTAGACTAAATAACAATACGAAATTAATGTAATATTTTAACGTAAGTATTGTTTATGTAGAATGTAATTGTTAGATTTGACAATTAATTAATAAATGATGATACTAACCCCAAAGGATTACGCATTAAAATTTACTAAAAATGATAAGGTATTACACGTTAATACTATTAAAAACCGTTGCAGAAACAATCAACTCCCGACTAATCACATTCCACATAAGTTATCAGGCGGCTGGGTTATAGAAATTCAGGAGTTACCGGAAGAATGGAAGAACTTTGATGTAATATTAAAACCTAAGAAATGAGAAAGTTAATCCTATCACTAATCGCACTTGTTTTGATTTCGTGTAGTAAGGATATTATTACTTACCCATGTGAAATAAATCACATAGGCTCAATTACGATAACAAATTCGACTTTATATAAATTGAATTGCACCTTAAACGATTCGCATTATGTCATCAATGGATTAAAGACTATTACATTGAGCAATATAAAGTCTGATACGGTCGCAATTACAATTTCGAGTTATATGGACTTTGGAAATGTACCAACAAGACACTATTCTGCTATCGTATCAGATTGTAACAATACAGATATAATCTTTTAAGCAATAGCCGCCTCAATAACCCGCCTTTGACTATTCTGCTTAGCCGTTACCCTATCGACTACTAAGATATTCTGTGCCTGTGATACACTATTATTATAGTTACCGTTGTTCGATCTGCTTGTTAGTACGTCATTACCTGCATAGCTTAGTTGAGCAGGTGTAGGCTTTGGAACAGATGCGGAAACAGAGCCGCCTGAGATAGCAGAACCTACGCCCCCGTCACCACCTGGAAGTCCTGACTTAACTGCAAGTATCTTTTTAACATTGGCTAATCCAGAAGCAACTGCGGCTGCGGATGCGGAAACTCCGAGAGCTGGGCCGACTACTGGAATCCCTGCCAATGAACTAAAAGCGGCCGTTGCCGATGCGTATGTATTAATAGCCGTTTCAGCTATCGCAGCCGCTTTACCTATTTTAGTTTGTTCACCAAATAATTGAGCTAGTGAACCTGTTAACTCTCCCATTACTTGCAAGGTTGCATCCCTTTTCTCAATCTCTATTGCCGCGTCATATTCCGCTTTCTTTTCTTTGTATGCTGAAATTGCATCGATTGTTTCCTTATCAAGTTGCTTTCTATCCTCCATCCCCTCGGCAAAGTTTGCAAATATCTCATTATCAAGCTCGGCAAGTGCATCGCGCATTGCCATTTCCTCTTTGATAACATTTTGATTTGCATTATAAGCGGCCTCGGCTTTTCTAGCTGCCTCATCTGCGGCCGTCTTTTCATCTACAGCTAGTTGACGCGCTTTCTCATCTGCCAATTTTTTAGCATCTGCAAGTTCCTTTTCCGTCAATGCACTTTTCTTAGCTGCTATCTTTAGTGATGCACTTGATTCAATAGCAATTATCTGCGCCCGTAACTCAGCCTGCTTGTCAAGTAAGGCAGTATCTTCACTTCTAAATGCCAACATTGCATTAGTAAGTAGTAGCTCCTCATTAAGATCATCAACTTTAAATTTAATCAACTCAGCTTCTTTAGCTTCCGCCTGTATTAATATTTCTTTTTGCTCGGTTACGCTTTTTGAAGCATCCACGCTTTGAAGTCTTAACTGCTGAATCTCGGCCTCCATCTCAGCAATCTTTACAACATCATCACGATCGCCCTTTCGCACCTTATCCATCTCCTTAGCTACCTGTAAAGCTCCGGCGGCATTTGCTGCAGCTCCATAATTTCCCGCACCTGTAACAAGTGATTGAAAATACGTCTTTACGCTTTCTGTCCACAACTTAACGGCCTTTGCCCCGCCCTCTGTTTCAAAGAAAGCGTCTTTAAGTTTGTTAAATGCACCCGTAACCAAAGCAACCGGCCCCGCAGCCGCTAACATGCCTGCTCCAATTCCCTTCATAGCCCCCTCAACTGATGCACCGTAATTACCGACATTCATCTTATTACGGACATTCTCATCTGAATTAGCACGAATAGAAGCCGTATTAGCATCTATTTCTTTTATAATCTCTTTATTCCTTTTAACACCCTCGGCAGTAGAAAGATTTAACTTCTGTTGTTCGGCTCTTAGATTCTTATTACTTAGTGCTAATTTCTGCAAGCTACCAAGTTCCTGAGTTTCTGACTGAGTTAAGTGAACAAGTACCTTTTGATTGTTTTGATACTCAGTGCTAAGCGATTTCATTTGAGCCTTATTGACTTCTAGCTCTTCGGCTGTTAATCCGGTAGCTTCTTTTAGCCGTGTCATTTGAGCCGTAATGTCAGCTAACTTCTTTACGACATCTTCCTGTTTGATGTCGAGTTCAATGATGTTAATTTTCTCAGCCATTGTTACATTTTTATTAATTCAACCGTTGCCGATTTATCAGTACTATTCAAAAGGTAATCACTTATCTTGTTAATATAGAATAAGCCTCCAAGTTGCTTAATAAATACAGGCTTTAAATTATCAAACTGATAAATATCAAGTATATTGAACAACATCTTTACAGTATAAGCAACTGGATTTGTAAGCATCTCAGTAATTATATTGTAATCATTTGATGAGTTATAATAAGTTGCAATTACTTTACTGTCACCTGAAAGCGTTGTGTAAGGATAGTATGTAACAGTTCCTAATTTAGTATCCAAATACCCTGCCTCTATAATGATGCCAGTTGACAAACTTGTCGGCCCGTCACATATAAATATAAACTTGTCGAGTGACTTGGTTATTAATCCAATGTAGTCACCTCTAAACCCCATTGCGGGATAAATGTATTGTCGGTTACTCTTTTCTAATTCATCTGTTAGTATGCAGTACTTATTTGAGGTTGCTGAAACACCGAGCAAATTAACAAAAGGGAATACACTTGCATCGATTTTAATCAAATCCTTTTCATAAGGTATGTTTAAGTTATTAGAATCCAAAGTGACCATATTCAAATCCTTACTTGCTCCACTCTCGGCATTGTATCTGATTCTATTCTTTTGCCCCGTTCCTTCAATCGAATACTTCTTTGATTCGATAGCCATGAGTTTATCGCTCCAATCATAGTAATTAGACTTATCGATAAGATCAAACTTACTTATAGTTATTGTGGTTCCAGACATCTTATAGGTCGAGCAGAATATCTTCATCACCTCACGAAACAAATCATAAAACGTATCGGCCTCCCTTGGCTTTGCACTTACTACACTCACCGTTGGAGATGCAAATGTATTTGCTAAATAACATGATGACATTAATAATCTTAAATCTAAGAAGTATGAATCCGTCATTAAATCGCCTGCAAAGGTAACCCCGTGCAAGGCTGAGTATCTCGAAAATAAATACTTAACATAAACAGACAATGAGGACTTATACCAATCGTTTCTAAAGTCGCCAGTGGATACCAAGTGAGCTAAGGTGGTGTCATTCAGGATATAATCAAGTCGATAATTAGTCGTTCCGTTTATTAGGTTTTGAGTAAATGCAGATGGTAGCCCAAAGGATACTTCCTGAGTTAATGAAGCTAAAGTGACCGACTTCATATCATCAATCAATGACTTGTTGCCAATTACCTGCACGGTGTAAAAACCATCGTCACTATCTGAGATGTAGCCCTTTCCTCCATCTACTATTAGAATACCATCTGAATAAATATCAATATCGAAATTATCGTAAGGTGTTGTACTTAATGATGACGGATTATTTGAGAATCCAAATATCATTTCATTTCCCTCACGTGGTATCTGAAAGCTATTCGTATAATTAACTGAACGGTTGCTAATATCGGATATATCGAAGTTTGTTAAGTTATATCCAATAACCGTGTCCTTAGATATATTCACCTTAACCCCATTTATCTTTATCTCTAAGCTCATAGTCTTTGTGTATAAAGTTCAGGAAGTACCAAAGTGCAACTGAAGTTATCAAAGTTGTTTTTCTCTCTTATCGACTGCGATCCTTCAACTTCTACTAAAGTCCAAAGTGCTTCTGAATCGGTATCACCTGCCGAACCGCTCCAAAGATACACAGCCGGCGAAGTGAATATATCCATTAATGCTAACTGATCTTCTTTCGATACGTTTTCAGAGGTTACAATCATTCTACTGTAAGCATCCTTATATCCAATGTTAAACGCGCGAGCCTGTTGACCTGCCATTGAATCGAATGAGTTTAACAAACTGCCTATCTTTGATTGATTCTGTGACGTGGAAAAGTACTTATTGAATAACCAAAACTTATAATAACCTTGATTGCTTAGATAACGGATATACTTACCGCCGCAACTGCTATCCTTAGTATCAATTTCAAACGTACCATCTTCAACAGATAAGTAAAACTCATTTACCGTAAGAGTGCAATTTATCACAGTACCTAGATTATTTTTAAGAATCCAAAACTTAGCCGTTCCTGTGTATAAAGCTACAAACGAAATTCGATTATTACCATCTGCTAATACGACTGATTGACTACCAACTCCAGATACATCCAGTATAAAGTTAGGAACTAATCCCGATATAACATTCAAGTCAATATTCAAGATATATTCCTGACCGGCTACAACTGCAAAACTATTTGATTCAGCTCTTGTGATTGATAGACCACTGTAAACACATGATGTTATATCTTCGCCTGATGATGTGAATGTAGTGAAACTTATGTTAGTCCATGATGTTATTACCTTTGTAGCATCATCTGTGACCACTACATTATGAATGCCTTTGCTTACAATGTAGGGTATGAAATCAAGTATATTTATTGCTGCAAGTCCTGTAACTTCATCTATAAAGGCAGTATTTGCCCACTTGCCATCAACTGCAAGCCATTGAGATAAAGGATTGGGGCCAGTCCACCAATACAATTCACATGGATAACCGGCAAAGTAATGAAAGCGATCTGAGTTAATCCTATCATATAGCTTTTGCATGGTTGCCCCATAAGCATTTCCGATCTGATTTACTCCGTGCGATAATAATGTAGTGACGTATTCGGTATCTGTTGAAACACCATCTTCAAGACCGTTTACAGTTATCAACTGACTTTTAACCAATGTACTTAATGAAGCACTTATTGCATCTAGTACAGTCTTATGATAGAAGCTATTATGGAAGTACTTTAGTATATCGGTTAGATTAAGTTCATACGTGTAAATATCAGGCGTTGCACCCGTATTCTTATTTGTTTCAATACCATTGAACGTATAAGCCCCGATAGTTACAGTCGAAGTAATTACCTTTGTATCTGTTGTCGGTTGAAAAGTCCAAATTAACTTAGTGGGATTGTGAACACTGATTAAGAAGCGCGAACCCTCCCAAGGATTCTGAGTTATTGTTAAGGTTGCCATATCTTTAAAATATCCGAATTAATTAATTCTGTTTGACGTGCTATTAACTTATTGCTTATGCCTTCAATCCACTTGTCATTAACAATATCTGAAATAACACCGCCTGAGTTATAAGTGTTTGGTACTTTAATTCCTTCGCGTACAATCTTCCAAGCTGCTGCATAAGGATTTACCGATATGCCTTTATCCTTTACCCACTGTTCTAAGATATGTCCAAGGCTTCGAGCCTGTTTAGTAGTCTGCTCTGCATTAGGTCGCCTGCCATATTGCATATAGTAGCTATGAGATGAACCCAGTAACCGTGCTTTGATAACTCCCGTTTGCTCTTCAATGACTACTTCTAAATCCTGTTCAAATTTACCTGAAGCTTTTAAACCTTTTTCACGATAGGAATTAGCGACCATATCTTTAGTCGCGTTCATTTCATCTGTTATAAGGTCAATAAGTGTCTTCATTAGTAGTCAATATCATGTTGAATAACTACATCGCAGGAAATAAAGTCAATGTTTTCGTCTGTTTGGTTTATAGCATCTGACATTCTAAGTGAAATAAGTTCTAACTCACCACCGCAAATAACAGCCTCAACATATGCTAACATGAGTAAGCGCATTTCATAAAGTCTTCGATCATACTTCTGTTGGTATGTTTCATCTAACTCGGCTTTGTAACCGGTTAACTCTTCATCAACATCAATATCAAACTTACGGCCGAGCCAAATAGTAGTCGAAGTTGAAAACCTACTAACTCTATTGCCTGACCAAATGCCAACTGACGAATCGACTAAAGGAAATAGGGCAACTATCACAGCCCCGTCTGTTAAATCTTTGTTATGCAAATCGTAGTTAATGAACTGCCTAGCTCCGTAAAGTAAAGTATAGCCTAGTAAAGTTGCCTGAGTTTTGAACTTAGATACTATGTCAATCATAATAATTGCTTTTATGCAAATTTAATTATAATTAACAATACAAAGCAAATTATTTATAATTAATCTTAATAATGAAAAAGGGCGGCAGTCTGGTTAACTACAACGCCCTTTAAGTGTAAAAATGAATCGCTTCTTTTAATCCGACTTATACATATCATCAACATCCCATAAGGCGATAGCTAAGACTACTATCAATCCAATGAATGCAAATATCCCGACTATTATAGAAAGTATTATTGTTATCATTTGACAAATATATAAACTATCTTATTAAGAATCAATATAAATTAATGATGCTTAGCACTATAAATCTTTCGTAACCTGTCTTCATATTCATACGTTACTTTGTTTAATTTAAGCTTTGTATATATCATGTTAAACGGCAAGGCTTCGATAGCGTCATACTTCAATGGGTCGCCACCTGCCAAGCGGTCAATAGTTGTAAATACCCCAAACTCTGAAAAGGTATCAATGCCGGCAGCCTCTTCCTCTCCACTCGGTGCAATGTAAAGCGTCTTTAATATCTCTTCAATATCTTTGACCTCATTTTGAATCCAATTGTAGAATGCAAATACCTCATGCCAATATCTTTGCTTTACTTTCTTACCCATTACGAATTCGCAGATGTAATCCATTTCAGGCAGGTTAATCTCTTTGTTAAACAACATAAGAAGCTCCATAACCTTTCCGTACTTCATTTCGCGTAAAGGCTCAACTCCGAATGAGTTAGGAGTTATTAACAGACCTGTTGTGATATAGAAGTTTATATCATCTATTTCGAGCTTGTCGAGATCGGCAAACTTACAGTTATTAAATTCTATCATCTTGCTCCGGCTAGTTTGGTTGGTACTCTGTTAAGATTCAATTCGTAATACATTCGCATTATAAATACATCGAGCCAGTCAGGCGATCGACCTATAATCTCTTTTATCTTTTCCTTTGGTAATATACGTAACTTATTATCTTTATCAACATCGTACGTTTTTAACATACTTAACTCTTCCCTTATTTTTTCAATCTCTGAATCCGGAAGATCACATTGAATAAAAATATCAGAAGCAAGTTCAGCAAGTTTATAACCGCATTCAGTTTTTAAATTCTGATAAACCGGATTATTAGGCTTTGAGTTATTAACAAAACCTTTGCATCTCAACTCATCAACAATACCACCACCAACTCCATCTTCATCGCAAAGGATATCGCTAATCCCTATTTTATGTTTTGTTCTTAATGCTTGTATAGAGTTTTTAATATCAACAGTTGATGAAATATTAAAGGCAATGTATTCAATTAACCTTAACCCCTCCCATACAGTTATAATAGCGCGGTCACTACCATAACGGGCAATATCAGAAATAATACGCTTCCTTCCGATTGTTACAAAGTCATTACTAAATATATTGTTAATTGTTTCAATATCTATTAAGGTAGTCGGATCGTCTTCATAGTCCCAATTACCGTCCATTAGACGCGCCTTAGTTGACTTATCCTTTATACCTGCTAACTGATTACCATATTCTTTTTCGGTAAATGGATTATCTTTATAAAGGCTTTGAATAAAGCATACATCATCTGGAAGTGATCCGTTTTTATAAGGTATGTAAAAGTTAGTATAAGTCCAGTTTCTTTTCGGGTTTCCCGTTAATGCTATCGTTGCTTTAACTCCGAGCTTATCGTTCATGTGACGGCCTATCCTTGTTTTCAATACATCATAAGCAAGGAAATGAATCTCTCCGCACTCTTCAATTGCCCCGTCTGTATATTCAACAGATCCGAACCGTTCATAAAGCGGATCAGATGGAAGGTAAGCAACATCTAACAGATCAATACGGGAACCATTAGTAAACTCGATATAGTTGTATTGTCCGTTTAACTTCCAAAGTGATTGCGGTATGTTATGCCATTTACATACCTTGCACCAAGTAAGGTAAGTACTCGACATAAGACGCTTCAATTGTTCGCGCGCAATGAATGTTTTATAACCCGGATAAAGTAAGCAGTTTATTAATCGAGTTTCGCAAAGCCACCAAGATTTACCGCCTCCGGCTCCGCCACCAAAGAATACGACTGAGAATTTTTTGAGTGCCTCATTCGCTAGGTGTTGCTTCCATGTTGGTTGCAGGGTCATTTGGTATGATGTAGTTTATTTTTGTGATTGCAATGGATTGGTCATTTGAAGTAATATCAGTTTTCTTAGGTAACACATAAGTAAACAACTTAGAACACGCATCGAGATACTTGCCAGGATCATTCTCTTTAACTTCCTGTAAAGCCTCTTTAATATTATCGACCTGACCAAGCAGAACCTGCTCAAGTAGTTCCTTAGCTTCTTTGGTAGTTCTTGAAACCGCCCCGACTGGTTTACCTGCCGGATTACCTGATTCACCTTTCTTGAATGGCATTGAATTATATTGTAATTTTCAGTCAAAGTTAAGTTAAATTTGCATAGGTGCAAAATAAATCTTCATAGCTTACCACTGTAACTGATATTTTTTTTCGCCAGTAAGCTGACAAAGGCTTATAAACATTGAGAAAGCTTACCCGTAACTGGATTTTTACATAAATTAGTTTTTTTTATCATATAGAATCTTAGAATATAATACTACAATACTAATTTATATATGATTTATATAATCTCAGTAAGCTTTCTCAATGGTAGTAAGGGTTTATCAGCTTACTGGTTTAAATTATTTCAGTTTGCACTCAGTAAGCTATTCAATGTTTATAGTACTTTAAATGCTTACAGTAAATAATTAAAGAAAGATGATATTAATTAGAAAAATATTTTATATCTTTGTAATTCAATCAGCACCACTCATGTATAATAATAAAGATTTTTAGCTCATTAGATCGGATAACGATACTCGCCTCGGGTGGTGCTTAGGCTTATTGTGTCCGGTCTTTTGAGCTTTATATACATAGTATCATGAAAAGAAAATTGTATGATAATTTTAGAATCTTTCCGGTAGAAGGTGGAAAAGACAAAGCCCCTTTATTAATTCGTGATAAGAATAATGATCCTATAATAAAAAAGGATGGTACTCCCATGCGCTATACATGGAGCAAGGTTGTAAAGAATAAATGTGAATGGTCTGAAATAGATCGCTATTCATATTTTGGTGTTTGTGGTGGTGTTGATGGATTAGAGATAATTGATGTAGATAACAAATTTCATGATGCAGTTGAGTTATTTAAATTTATTAAAGATAATTTTGATTTAACTGGCTTTTTAATTATTGGAACGCAAAGCGGAGGTTTCCATATATATTATAGGTGTCCTAATCCAATGGGAAACTTAAAATTAGCTATGCGACAAGGCACTGAAAATATACCGGGCAAAGCTAAGAAAGAAGTAATTACCTTAGTAGAAACGCGTGGTGTAGGTGGTTATGTAGTATTTTATGATAATATTCTACAAGGTAGTATTGAAACAGTTCCAACAATAACAACCGAGCAAAGGGATGAATTATTAACTATTTGCCGGGCTTTGAATGAGGTTGAGGATAAGAAAGCACATGAGCCAAAGATTGAAATTAATGATAATGCAGAAGCACCTGGCAATAGTTACAATAATGATTATTCAAGTATAGCAGAAACAAAACAAATTCTTTTAAATGCAGGTTGGGTTGCTCAGGGCGATTATTATTGGAGAAGACCGGGTAAGACCGATTTAGGTATAAGTGCCTCATTTGGAAAAGTAGGAAAGAATAAGTTTTACGTTTTTTCAAGTAACGCCTCGCCATTTGATATGCAATGTTCATATAGTATGTTTGCTGTAAGGGCTTATTTGCTACATAATAAAGATTTTTCAGAGTGCGGTAAGGAGTTATTTGAAAGATATAACCCGGGTAAAAAAAGAAGTGAAAAGAAAAAGAAACCTGAAAGTAATATTAAAGAGCCTAAGAATCAATATGAAGTGTTACAAAACATTTTTAATGAATGGAATATAAAAGTAAGAAAAAATTTACTTATTGGTAATATCGAATTTCAGCGTGACGGATCTGATTGGGATAATAACTTCGATGTTTTAGTAGGTGATATTATGGTAGAGATGGAAACAAGCAGATTTACCAAAGTTAAAGATGAATGGAAACCTGTAAGAATATCAAAGAATAAAATCAATGATATTTTACTTACCAGTACATTTTGTGAAATGTATAACCCTGTAATTAAGTTTATAAATGAGTTACCCGAATGGGATGGTATTGATAGGTTTGATGAAATGACAAAATACATTAATCTTCAAAAGGATGAAGACCCGGTATTTTTTGCCAGTATGTTGAAAAAGCATTTTATCAGGGCTTTTGATAGTATTTACAATGATAATGCAAATAGATTTGTATTTACTTTATATGGCCCTCAGGAAATTGGTAAAAGTAAATGGGTATCTTGGTTAGTTCCTGCCGAATTATATAATGATGAAATGATTGATCCAATTGATAAGGATTCTATATTATCATTAACCCGGTATTTAGTAAAGAATATTGATGAACTTGATGATTTGGATAAAAAAGAGGTTGCTCATTTAAAGGCTTTCATAAGTAAAGGTGATGTGACAAAGCGTGTGAGTTATGGCAGATTTGACCAGAAGCATAAGAGAATAGCTACATTATTCGCATCAACAAATAAAAGTGATATTCTGGTAGATGTCAGTAATACAAGGTGGTTAATATTAAAGGTAAAGAGTTTTGATTGGAGAGGCTATACTGCAAATATGGATAGTAGGTTTTTATGGAGCCAAGCCTTGTATGAATATAAAAAGAATAAGAACGCCGGTGAGCTTACCGATGCTGAAAAATCTGAAAGAGATATAAGAAATGGTAGAGATTTCCTAAATATTAATCCTGAACGTGAAATGATTGTAAAGCATTTTAACGAATCGGATTATGGTAATAAATATACAAGCACTGACATTAAGGTATTACTTGAAAATCAGTATCCCGGTCAAAAGTTAAATTTCACTCAATTAAATAGGGAGTTAAAAAGATTATTCGGTGAACCTATGCAGACACGACATAATGGTATTAATGGAAGATATTTTAAGTTGAATAGTGATTTGAAAATTGTATCCCGTAGTGAGTACGGTGCGCAAAGTTTTAATGAAGTAGATAAGAAACAAGAAGAAGCACCTTTTTAATACATAAAATTATGAGCAACTGTAAATTAATTGATAGATTCGGAAACTGGGAATTATACTCAGATGGTAGTTTATGTCATGATGGTTATTATTGGATTACTGCCGATAGGTTAAAAGAACCTTTATGGATAAGACATTTAAGCGAAAAAAGATGGATTAACTGGAATACGTTTATCCCGGCTTATATGAAAGCATTGGCAATTATTGACTGTAAGAAGTTAGAAATTATAGTACAATATGAAGCAGATACGTTTTACAACTAATAAATAAAAACATGAGAAAATTAATAGTATCAAATAGTATTAATATGAATGGTTCAAAGGAATTTAACCATGTGAGAATAGTAAACATTGATGATTTTTTTAATGCTTATGGTAATAACTTCGATTATTACCGTTCACCATTTGAAATATTAGCCGACCTTGAAAAAGAAGTTAAGTTTTTGAATGAGTTTGAATCATGCTATTTAATTTCATATAAACCGGAAGGAGAATGTATATTTGATTTTATTGATGTTAAAGAGATAGATCGTATTAGAGTAGTTACGTTCAAGTACATGGGTTCAGTGTCATAATCTAAACTCATTCTAAATTACGCTTACCCCTTGCACATTCAAATTATAAACTTTATATTTGATGAAAATTAATACCAAACGAGATGAAAAAGTTTTTAATGAATAATCTAAAGCAAGGTAAAGAAGTAGTTTTCGATAACGAAAGAACTTTTACCGATGATTTCAGAAGTATGGAATGTACTTTTAATGATGACCCAAAGCATACATGGGCTAATGGATTTAAAATTAGTTTCAATGGTGCAATTTTCAGTTTTAAAACTTTTAATGCTTTTTTCAAAAAGTTTAATCAGTTAAAAAGTGATTTCAATTTAGAACTTAAAAGCTGGTAATCATGAAATTCGAGCCAGGCGATAAAGCGATGATAGTAGCTACTTGGGCATTCTTACCCATTGGAACCATTGTAACGATTACCGATGTTCACAGAAGTTTCAATGTCTGTGACTTTAACGGTACAACACAATTTATGACCGATGATGAACTTGAACCAATTAATACTTAAACTAATGAACCCGAACGACCCCCCAATGAAATGGCGCACGTTCCTTTCGAGATTCTTTCTGATTCGCGAAGTAACCGAATTGTTTGTAACAGTTTTGTTTACTTGCCTATGTGTTATATTAGGCTTAGGACTTGCTTACTTTGTGTTTAACTTAATAACTATTTGATACTATTAATTTTCTCATGTTTTTATTTATTAGTTGTAAAACGTATCTGCTTCATATTGTACTATAATTTCTAACT